AGGAACTTCAGGCGTTTCAAAAACAGGATGCCCATACTCATCGATGAAACCTTCATAGTTCCATTCCATGGGGATGAACAACGCGTAAAGGCCAGACTTCGTCTGACCGTTTCTATTTCTCTTAGTAACGTCAGAATCGTAGTACATATCCTTAAAGTTCTGGCCACCCTTATCAAGGGCGTTTGACGTAGAACCCATCATGCACTTACCAACTATTCGGCTACCAAGTCTAAGACAAGTTTTAGTTACCCGCCAGTTATTCTTAATGTTGTCTGGCTTCTCCCACTTGCCACTTTCATCGTGTACAAGAAGTGCTAGCTTTTCACCATCATAACTGTTGTCTCCAGTGTTTTTCCAGTCGATAGTAGTGTCAAGACCCTGCACATCATCAACAGCGTCTTTCTCCTTCATCTTCTTTCGAGTGAATTTTTTAGCTGGAACACGATATGCAAGCTCCGACTTAGGACGGTCCATACCATCCTGTATCGGCTTGAAAAAGAACGGGTAATTCAAACTTATCGGTACTACCTTATCCGTGAACATCTTTTTAGCGTCACCTCCGGACTTGGATAGGATACCAAATCTAGAATCACTTGCAAGAGTAGCTAAATTAACGGTTTCAGCTGAGCTCATGAAAGAGAAGCCAGATCGTCTGTTCTTTAGATAGCACATACCATAACTCCGAGAATCAGCCTTGCATGCCTCCCAGAAAATAAAGAACAACCTATTTGCTTCGCGGAAGTCAGGAGCGCCAACATCAATTTTGCTCCACTGGAGATACATATAGTAAGACCCAGGTATCCAAGTGGGTTTCCCATTATTGGCAAACCAAAACCCTTCTTCTCTACGTCTAAATTCTTCATCTATATAAGCGTAATGTCTTTCTTGAAACTCTTCTGGAAACTGTTGCCAGTCGAACACTGTTTTAATATTCTTAAACGCAGGGTTTTCAGGGAACTGCTCCCACTTCTGCTCTTTTTTATTTTTGCTACGGGCGTATACGGTTTTAGGCGCTAGAGGCAAGGCTATACGTAAGCCTTGTATATCTAGCACCTCACCTATTTGACCGGTCTTAGATATAACCACAATATCGTGTTCTTTGTTATATCCGTAAGCCCAGCCCTTACTCTTGTTAAGCCTGTTTAAAGTGTTAAGCTTAATAGGCTCTATAACTTTTACTAAGTTTTGCTTATACATTATTTAGATCTACCTTCGGCAAACCCTCGAAATACAGGTTTGTCTTCTTTTGGTCTTTCCTCTTCATTAAGCATAGCCTCTTCTTCCTGTATCCTAGCCAAAATTTCGAATGCATCAAAGATAGCGAGCTTCTTTGTAGCAGCGGCGTTCTTGAGTCTGTCAGCCGAAATATCGTCGTCAGAATCAACAATAGCCTCTTCAGCTACTTTAATTAACTCGTCCACTGCTTTCTGCCCAGCGCGGATTATATTCCTCTTCGTCTGTTTTATGTCCATAGTCTATCGTTATAAATCTATTATCTATATTGTATAGCCTATTGCCACCTAGTACGAATTCAAACTCCATATTTGGTCTAAAGCCTACAACCGAACCGATTTTATGCACGCCGTCGCTATACACTACGACGCCTTTAAGTTGCTGCTCAGTATCTGTGGTTAGCTCGTCTTTGGATTTAAATGGTTTTACGAAAGTAAATCCCGGCATGCATTTCCATCTGCCATCATCCTCGTACAGATATACTTGCCCTTCGTGGGCTATGTACTTATCTTCTGCTAAGAAAGATCTTGAATTTCTTTCGCGGCCTTTGACGTCGTACCACCTTCTAAAGATGTTATGATGGACAACCACCTTCTGCCCGACCCGTAGATGCGTGGCCTTCAATATAGGAACTGAAACTATTTCAGCCACCCTATTGATATATTGATGATTAGATATTTCTGTATTTAAAATAAGGTCCTTGCCGGGCTCGACTTGGACCTTATTATTATATCTATCCCCAACAGGTTTTATTACGTAATCGTAAGGAGACTTCATTAGTATTCTAAGTTGTATTCAACAGATATAGCCATGTTTTTGTTAAAGTCCTTCCATGGTATAACCATGTCATTCTTCTTAATAAACACGCTGTACTTATCTTCTTCCTCGATTATATCGCAAATTTTATGACCACCATAGACTTCTTGCCCAACGGCATAGTGCATAGAGTCATGCTTGTAGTCTTTACCTATTGTGATCTTACGAATTATATTATTCTTCATCTTTTTCCTCCGGACGAGTAATCGTGCCGTCGGTCAAGCTCACGTCGAAGGTGCCGTAGGTCTCCTGTAGCTTGTTCTGCAATAATATAATCTCATCATTAGCTTGAGCGAACGCATGCAATGCAGCGTGCTTCTGCGTTTCGATCTTACCGATTTCAAACTGGAGGCCATTAATTCTATTAACAGCTTCTTGTAGCTCTTTCAACTCCTTCTCGGTGATCTTTTCCGCTTCGGTGTTTAATTCAATTGTTTTAGACATAATAAAATAAAAATTAGTTGTTGTTTTTACTTGATGATCCACCAAAGAAAAAGTCGATGATGGTGTTTACTTTAGCACTCATAGCACCGAACACGGTGGATATAAAACCAATTTCATATTCACTTAAATCAACCGTATTCAACACGAAATATTGGAACATAACGTACGTGAGACCGAAGTAAGCTACTGTGAATAACGTCGCGAGAACTTTTTGAATAATCGCGTCGTCTTGATAAAGATTTCTAGCGCTGATTCTATCCTGGACTTCTTGCTCGAAAGCTTCTTTCTCCGCTTGGAGTAATACTTTCTTAAGCGATAGCTTAGCTTCTTCACGTTCTTTATCCGTTGTGATAACGGCGTCGAGTATGTCGTCGGCGTTTTCAAGAACTTTACCGAACAATGACCCTACTATACCGTTAATAGCCACAGCAACCTCCTCTCATTTTACCCTCGACTTTTGAAAGCCGCTTACCAATACGGTCACGCTTACCGTATTTGCCCTTATCGTGGGCCTTCTCCATCTTGTCCTCAAGTCTGTAAGCTTTTTGAGCCATCTTCTTGAAGCTGTTGGTCGGTTGCTTATATGCCATGATTACTTGTTTTATCTATCGGGATCTTTGATCATATCATCGATAGCTTTGTTCATTACCTTGTCCGTGTAGGACTTATCTTTGTAGAATACATTAGCTTGTGTCATAGGTATATCCTCTTCACCAAGCAATATCCTGTATATTCTACTTATAAGATGATTACACTTAAACGAGGTTTTGTAAACTGAATACATGATTGTTGTCCTGTTCCTGTGGCGCCAAACATCTATCCATCCATCTTTTCGTAATCTTTCCCAACGTTGCTTATCCCATGAATAAGCATATACACCATTGATAAAATCATCCCTTGTAAAGCGCTCTAATGCGTTTAGATATATTAATAATTCTAAATCAGCGTCTTTCAAGTTGTTCTGCTTACAAGCCCATTTTCGTACTAACCTGTAGTATTTAAATAGCTTTGCGTCCTTGATGTCATCTACAGTGATTCTCATTCAATTACTACAATGTCACCCACCTTAATCACTCGATAAACTTTTTCTTCGTGGCTTATATCCCATCCGGCGCCGGTTAAGTACCTAATGACACTGCCTTCCTCTAGTTTACCGAACTCATCAGGCCTGCTTATAATTCTACCTCTAGATATTGCAGCCTCGGTATCGGTGGATTGCGTAACAATAAGACCAGCGATTTTCTTTTCAGACTCCTTGATCTTTTCTATTACAACATAGTTATTTATCGCCTTCATTTACTCTTACATTTGATATTACACAATCAGCTGACATAATGGTTAAAGCGACGCTCACTGCGTTTTTAAGAGCTGTCTTGGTCACAAGTACTGGGTCTACAATACCATCGTTAACCATATTAACCTCTTCTCCAGTTACGACGTTTACACCTATACCCCTAGTATCAGGCAACCCGTCTAAATCGTAGCCAGCATTAGTCATGATAGTGTAGAATGGCGCTCTAATAGCCGAAGATAAAATCTCCGCTCCAACCGAACGCACGTTCATCTCTTTCGATGCGTTCAGTAGCGCTACGCCGCCGCCTGGTACGATACCTTCTTTCAAAGCAGCCTTAGTTGCGTATATAGCATCCTCTACTCTATCCTTCTTCTCTTTTAAAGCAACCTTGGAGCCAGCACCAACACGAATAACGCCAACGCTACCAGAAAGAGTAGCCAATCGTTGCTCGAGTTTCTTTTTGATATACCCATTTTTCTCTTTAGCTATTTGACCTTGCAACTCATCAAGCCTAGCTTCAAGCTCATTAGTCATGTCGTTTAATGTAAGCACAGTGGTCTTATCATCTGTCACCGCCTTCTCTACGACACCAAGACCGTCTACATTCATGAGATCTAAATCATCTCCAAGCTCTTCGTTATATACCGTCGCCCCAGTGAGTACGCCTAAGTCTTCTATAGCGTCTTTTCTCGTTGGACCAAAGCCAGGCGGGTCGATAATATTGACCTTGATATTGCCTTTAACCTTGTTCATAAGCAAGGCGCTCTTTACTTGCTGTGATACTGGAGCGACGATAAGTAATGACCGGTTACTCTTAATAACATGTTCCAATATACCTTGGATCTTGCGAATATTAGGTATTTCAGACATGCAAGTTAAGACATATGGGTTGTCCAGCTCTGCAATGTGCTTCTCCGTGTTTGTAACAAAATGTGGGGATGTAAGGCCGCAGTCAATCTGCGCGCCATCAACGATGTCTACATACGTGTCTTCAGTTTCACTCGTCTCCATAAGTACGACACCGTTCTTACCTACCTTTTCGTAGGCCTCAGCGATAATAGCTCCGAGCTCTTCGTCGTTGTTACAGCTGATAGAAGAAACTGCTTTAAGCATGTCTCCATCAACCTCTACGGCGATAGCCTCTAAATAGTCTATTACCTCGTGTAAAGCTGCATTCACCTCGTCCTTTACGCTACGTATAGTAACGCCTTTGCTTGTAGCTTTAGATATTTCTTTGATAAGGGCTTCAGCAAGGACCGTAGCCGTGGTAGTTCCGTCACCTGCTTCTTTGACTGTCCGCTGCGCAGCCTCTTTAATAAGGGTAGCCCCCATGTTTTCAACCGGGTCATATAAGACTACGCTCTCTGCAACGGTTACACCATCTTTCGTAATGACCGGTTTGCCTCGCCCGTCCTCATATATAACGCACTTCCCTGAAGCGCCGAGGGTTGATTTAACGGCTTGAGCAAGCTTAGTGACTCCAGCGACGATACGCGTCTGGGCATCATCGCCGAAGTCTAAGTTTTTAACCAATTCACTTGGTAAGTTGTATTCCATAATGTGGTATTGTAATAAATTAAATTAAATTCAATGCAAGTTACCTCTTGCCTTTTATGTCTGTGCGAATTTGCTTCTTTCGCCGACGCTGGTATTTGTTGTATTCCTTCACCTCTGCTCGAGTGCCACCCTCTTCTTTGAGGATTTTACGCTCTTTACGGATGTCTTTGTTCATCTCACGCGAAGTCCTATCGCCATAGCGCTTAGGACGGTTCATTTTATGCGCCATATTAAAAGGTTTTTACAACCTTAGGACCTTTAACAAACTCCAACCGCTTTGTAAAGTGCTCGATGCTTCCGTCAATTGCCGCCTCTGCTCCTTCAACTGTCTCTCTTCTTGTAATATCCATCCAGGTGTCGCTATTTTCATGCGATTTCACCTCTGTTTGGAAATATCCGTTAGGAAGTTGCGTAATCCGCCAGTTAGATTTGTCCGCTAAGTGTTTCCACTCTTTGATTTTGTCCTCAGTAATCATAGGTTGTCTAATTGATGTACTGGTTTGATAGTAATAATAGGTCATGGTGTATGATATTTAGTGTTTATAGCTCTTTAGAACCGTTCTTTTGAGCCATAACCTAATATTCACTTATTCCCCGCACTTTTTACTTGGGTTATTTACTTGCACCCAGTTCTCTTTTTGGAACCAGTCGCGTAATGTGGCGCCTTTTTTCCTAGCTCCTTTGACATTGCTCTCAGATGAGCGCACTCGCTTGCCGGACTTGGCTGCGGAACGCTTAGCACGGACAACTTTATCGCGCTCTGCTTTAGACATACTGCGAACCTTAGCAGCCGGTAAGCAAACTTTTTTCGTTCCACCGCCTTTCGCCTTACTTTTTGCCATATTTTTTGACCTTAGGAGCCGACTTCTTAATCGGACCGCGCTTTGATTTACACTTAGAAGGCATTATTTCTTGGTTTTTTTCTTACCACCCTTCTTTTCGGCTTTCGATGCATGGACAGCCTTTCTCTGCGCTGCGCTTTTATATGGCATTACTTCTTAGTTTTAGATTTTTTACCTATCTTGCTTGGTCCACCGGCCTTAGTGCACCTAACACCCCACGCTGAAGCGTATGCAGACGGCCAAACCTTAAACTTACGCTTGGCCGCAGTCTTGCATTTTGGTGATAACTTCACTTTTTCGATGCCTTCAGTGCAGCTAAATCCTTCTGCAACTTAGCCAAAGACTTCTTCTGCGCGCTAGTTGGCCCGTTGGGTGAGTGCGTTTCCATATCCTCTTTAATAAAGCTGATGCGATCTTCCAAATCGTTGATTCTTTCAGCCTTGTCTTTGCCCTTGTATATATACGTACCCTTAGTT